TTAGTTGTTCCAACTACCGCACCAGTTGCACCATGTGCTTCTGTAAGGTTTGCGTGTGTTGTAACATCTGAAGTAAGTGCTACTGTACCAGTTGCATCTGGGAATGTGATTGTACGGTCTGCTGTTGGATCAGTTACTGCAACAGTTGTTTCAAAGTCATCTGCTGTTGTTCCTTCAAATGAAATTGAAGAAGCAAATACGCCAACTGCTGCTGGGGCTGCCCACTCAAGGCCGTATGTAGCACCTGATGCTGCTGTAAGGACTTGACCATTTGTGCCAATACCTAAACGAGCTACTGCATCATCTGCACTACCTACAATTAAATCACCCTTGGCATCAACGACACCTGCTGTGATAATGTTCTTTCCATTAACGGTCGCTGTTGATCCCTCAACAACCAGTCCCGCCTTTACTCTAAAGTCTTTATTTACTGTTGCCATTTTATCTCCTTAGTTAGGCCTTTAACCCAATACGCAAGTAGCGTAAGGTTATCGGGGTTTGTCCACCCACAGGGACTACAGAAAGTGAAACTGTATCGCCTGCTCTAGATACGGAGATGGTGCCAATATTCCCATCATTATCTACTGTTCCATATTCGCTAACGCTAACATCTGTAGCATCAGGGACTATGGTTAATTCTGTGGCCCAATATTTATTGGCACCACCAGAAGTCTTTTTAATTGAGATCATGTATTTTACTGATCTCCACTCGCTTGCTAAAAAGTTATCAAAGATTGTAGTATTTTCAATACCATTAATTGTAGACTCATTGTTGCCATCTGAACCAAGGTCAGTAGAACGAGCAGAAGAACTGTCAATTAAGTCTTCGTAATTTGTTTGACTTGGACGATCACCAGTTTGGAATAAAGCTTTTACGCTTGCGATTGATATTTTAGCCATATGCTGATTATATCATAATTATATTAGATAATATAGTTAGAAAAACCAATAATTTGAACACCAATTCCAGGTGGAGCTAATGGGTTTACCCCATCTATTCCAAGGTTTGTAATCTTTATTTTAAATGGAAGAATGTCTTTTGGTTTTATTTTCTTGGGATAATCTACTGTTTTAATATTTGAAGATTTTGGTTTAATGTCTAATACAACAGAAGACTTAGAAGAAATGTTAGAAACTTTTTTAAGTGTTCCAGTTGACTTGTTAGATAGTTTTTGTTTATACGGTTTTATATCTTCTAATTTAGATAATGGTTTAAGATCAGAAATAGTTGCTTTAGCCATTTGTTATGACTCTTGATCTGTAACTTCGCCAATCATGACCATTTCTCCTTGACATACCGTCCAGACTCTAGTAGCATCAGATAACTGTACATCAAAAACATCTCCAGTTAATAGTTGCTTTGATTGAGCTGGTGTTAAGAATACTGTAAATTCTCCGTCATCATCTAAGCCCATTGCGGTAGGAGTTAATGTAAAAAGAAGATCATCTCCTACGTTATCAGAGTATCTTCTAAACTGTGACTTAATTGTCCATTCTGCAATAACAATTGGATCGCCTAAATCATCTTGTACATAAATTCTAAATGCTGCACTATCTCCAGTGACAATAGTCCAATTAACTAATGGAGGTTTGTTTCCAACATTATATGTTGTTGGTGCTTTTACTGAAGTTAAGCTACTCTCATCTTTATTTCTATAACTTACCATTATGCTAACCCTGCTTTCAATGCTGCCCAAGTTCCATTACCTGTTGGTTTACCAACAATTATAACACCAGTAGTTGCGTGTGATTTTGCTACTACTCCTACTGCTGTTCCTCCAGTTGCTGGTTGGGTTGCTGTTAATCCCCCAGAAGTTCCAGTGTAAAGAATATTTCCAGCGGTATAAGAAGATGTGGCAACATTACTAAAAATACCAGAAATAACAATAACGCCATCAGTTGCTGTACTAATAATATTTTTAGCCAAACCTAACATAGGATAATTCATTGTGTTAGTTAGTTTAGTTACTTGTGGTTTTCCGCTGGTATTATTAAATCCAGAAACATAAACAGGATCACCCTTGGCAATAGAAACACCACTAACATTTGTTACTTCAATTGTTATGTTTGACTCTGTTGCAAAAAGGACAGACTCCATACGCTCAGCCAACGATTGAATATCTCCCACAATATCAACTGGGTCGCTTGCAACGGGATAAGGAAAATCGTAAATATCAGTCGTCTCAGCCATAATCTTATTATTATACCACTTCCTAAGAAAGTTATTGAAAAGTTATAAAAATGTTACCTAAAGTTTGCTTTTGAGGTCATTTTTATGTTATACTTAATACATGCTACCAACAGGTAGCATTTGTTCTCTAGGAGGTTATTATTATGAGAAGAGACAAGCAAGCTTGGATTGGAATCCTAGCATTAGTTGGTGTTATTGCACCTTTTAGTAACTCTGCTAATGCGTCAAGTACCGAAAATAATTTACTAATAAATAAGTCTGTAGATGCTCCTGCCTCCGACAAGGAGGCATTTGTTATTTCTAAGGAAAAAATGTTAGCTAAATTTGAAAACAGAACACACTTAACAGATAAAGAACTAAAGCAACTTCTATCCCTTGTAGGGTTTGAGGGTAAAGATTTAGTAGTAGCTTGGGCTATTGCTAAAAAAGAATCTAATGGTCGTCCATTGGCATACAATGGTAATCATAAGACTGGAGACTCCTCTTATGGGATGTTTCAAATTAACATGATCGATAATCTAGGTCCTGATCGTAGAGATAAGTTTGATCTAGATACAAATGCTGAGTTATTCAATCCCGTAAAAAATGCGGAGATTGCATACTATATGTCCAACGGGGGAAATGACTGGTCTTCTTGGAAAGGTATTACGCCAAAGACTAGGGCTTGGATGAAAAAATTCCCTAAATAAAACTTTAGGTAATAAAGAACCTCTACTGTAAAAAGTAGGGGTTTTTTATTTTATAGATATGTTGTTTCTGATGGGAACCATGCTGAATATGCAGATGATCCAGAAGCATTTGTTGCAAGTAATCTTACTCTTGCCCAGTGATTTGGTGAGGCATAAGGAGAAGTAAGTTGATAAATTTGGGCTGAAGCTGGTTTTGCAAAAGTTGCAGTGAAAGGTCCAGCAGCACCTGTTCCAGATCCATCTGTAGAAGTGTAGAACTCTACAGTAAAGCTAGTTGGACCCGCAACATCGGTCCAAGAAACTGTTCCAGAAGTACTAACTGAAACTCCTGTTGGTGCATCAGGTGCTGAACCTGCAGGAGCAAAGTAAGGTGGGAAGAACGGTGGGAAGAACGGTGGGAAGAACGGTGGGAAGAATGGGAAGAACGGTTCTGGAGATGTTGGGCAGCCTCCGCCAATGGCAGAACGAATTTGTGCTTCTGTCATTCCAGTAGTTGCAACATAGCCTGTAACTATATCCCAACCAGGGGCTCCCTGCGGTCCAGAACCGTATCCAGCACCTTGTGTAACTCCATTATAACAACCTGACCAAACTAAATATCTTGTATTAAAAGTGAAATAACTGCTAGTTGCTACATTAGATGTACCAAATGAGTTCTTTGATTGTACTCCAATATTGTAAGTTCCAGATTCTGCAAGAGTAACTGATGTTGATGATGTTTCACCAAATGCTATTGGCACTGGTGCTTCAGGGTCATTAGAGCCTATAGAATAAACATATGTTATAGGTCCTATGCCAGTTGATGCTGTCCAAGAGAATGTTCCACCTACTGGATTTAAGTTGTCAGATCCAGTAAGATTAGTTGGAACAGATGGGGCTGAACCTGCAGTGCCAGTTGTAGTAGCGCTTCCATTGTTATAACCAGATCTAGAAGTAGCAATAGTGACAGTTGCACTCTGACCAGCGGTTAAACCAGTTACTGTAAATGGTAGTACAGTTCCCGTTGGTGGACTAAAGAGTACGCTGCCAGCGCTAGTCGATGGGGTCCATGTAAAGTTTCCATCATAGTTTGTAACAGCTCCAGTAAAACCGCCTGAAGTAGGTGTATTGCCGTCAAAAGTAGGAACAAGGGCTGCTAGTAGTGGAGCAAAGTAAGGTGGGAAGAATGGTGGGAAGAACGGGAAGAATGGTGGGAAGAATGGTGGGAAGAATGGTGCTGGAGCTGATGGACTAAATGAACTAGTGGCAGCAGAACTTAATGAATCTTGAACAGTATTATTTAATTTAACAACTGCGGTATAAGAAGTTCCATTAGATAAACCAGAAATAGTAATTGGAGATGTAGAACTAGTTCCTGTAATTGAATTTGGAGTTGTAGTTGCTGTATAAAGTAAAGAAGTGTTAGGTTTTCCAGTATTTGCTGGAGCAGTAAAAGCTACAGATACACTAGCATTACCAGCAGTTGCAGCTCCAATTGTTGGAGTTCCTGGCTGGCGATTATCTGAAGAACCCGTTACTCCTGGAATTGGCATTATGCAATCAAGTCTCCTGCAAGTACCCAAGTATCTGTATTTAGCTTTATTAATGTTGCCATTGATCCAGCTGCACGTATTTTTGCTCCTGGGGTTGCATATGAAGTAATTCCAACAGTAAAAGCAACTGTAACTCCTGTTGTAAGCGCAATTAAATGTATTTGAGTTCCAATAGGATACGCAACAGTTGCGTTAAGTGGAACGGTAAATGCATAAGCACCATTCATTTGAACCAATGTACTAGCATCAGATAAAACAAATGTATATCCTGCAGTCTTAGCAGTTGTATTTACATTAAATGGTTGAAAATTTAAAAGACTTGTTCCATTACCAACTTGAATTTGCTTGTTTGTAGTATCCCAGGCAATTTTTGCATCTGTTGTAGAGGATGTTGTAGTTATAGCAGTTGCTGCAGCAGGAGTGGCCCATGATAATCCAGAAGCAGTTGCGCTGTCTGCAGTTAAGATTGTTCCATTTGCTCCAACAGTGACTACAGATAAAACGTCATTTCCAGAAGCTGAAAGCAAATCTCCTTTTGCGTTAAAGCTTGAAGATGAAAGAGATTCTCCTTCTTCAATAGCATCAATTCGTTCGTCTAGGCTATTAAGTGTATATGCAATTGATGGGCTAACTAAGTTAGCCTTATTTGTTTCAGATGTATTAAAACTTTCAGACCCATAATGATATGTTCTAAGAGCAACCTGAATATCAGCTGCGTCTCCAAGACTTGGAATTCTTGTTGGTACTAAAGTACCTATGCTTTCACTTGCCATGATTCACCTCTCTAGAATTATATCACAAAGTGTGACTAAAACTATTATATTCCTTCAACTATTGATATAAATAGATGAGTAGTTACATTTCCAGTTAAGTTTGCCCAACTAGTACCGTCATACTCTACTGCGTTAAAATTAATTACAAGGTTTGTTCCAGACCCAGCAAGTGCTGGTATGGACATAGATGATGCTACGGGGTCTGAATGTGCAATACTATATTGAATATTAAAATTTTCTGCTGTAAGCGGAGTTCCAGATATAGTTACAATGTTTGCAATTGGAATGCTAATTTGTGCTGTTCCAGCAGTATATGTTGTCAAGTGTGTTTGAGAATACAAGACAGGATTCATATCGAGAACCTGAATCCATTGGTCGAGTGCACCAGGAACAGCTACATACTGATAAAGATAACCATAATCTGCTCCTGGAGATGCATTAATATATAAATCATTTAGAAGTGGGGTTTGTCCAATTTCAATGTCGTTTGGGTCTCCTACTCCGACAAAAGTTTGGCTGCCACGAGTTCCAGTTGAACCAATATCAACCAATACTTCAATAATGTTTGGTGGTCCTACAACCGTTATACTATCAGTAGATACTAATACTTCAGGCACTACCAGCACCCGTAATATCATTTGTTACTGTAATTGTTCCTGTTAAAAGTGTAAAGATAACATCTGGTTCTGGAGATTCATTAGTTATTTGAACATCATATACATGTGTTCCAGCTAGGAGAGTTCTTCCTAGTGACGGAATAATTTTACAAGTTATAATGTTTGTTACATCATTTACTACTGCGGATGCAGTGTAAGAAAACGCTGGGGCTGCACCAATAGGCCCTCTTGCACTAGCAATTGTAAAACTTGCAGTATAGCCAGTTAGGTCAAATGCTTCTCCATTAGAATTTTTTGGTTGGATAACAAATTCTGATGTGTCGCCACGATAGTAATTAAAATTATAAGTTCCTGGAAATGCCATGATTCCTCCTAATATATTATACCACTAAGACACTGATATATACATGCCCTTTAAAATAATAGTACTTTCGCTATCTGTTCTTGCCTGAATAATTCCACCTTCAGATTTAATCTTTGATATATCTATATACAGGGTTTGATTAAATGACATTTCGTATGGATATTTATATTTCAACATTCCTATATACCCTGTTGGTGATTCAACTCTTGGAATATATGTTCTTAGCCAAGCTTCTGTGCTATTTGAATCCGTGCTTAAAATAATGTCATATCTAATGTCGACTTTTGCTCCTACTTTTAGCTGTTTAAAATTAATTCTGCCAGTGTTCTGATTCCACAATGAAACTCCACCTATTGGAAGAAATGATAATATATTATTTTCTGGATCTTCATCTATTGATAAAGTTACCCAACCATCATCTCCTCTATTTGGACCAAGATGTATTTGTCTTTTGTTTTTGTTTTCATAATAAGCCCATCCAGGATATTGACCAGATTGGCTTTCGTATGATTGACCGTTGCTTTTCCCAGGTTCTCCTTTAGGGCCTTGAGGACCATCTAAGCCAGGCCTTCCTTCTTTGCCTTGAATTCCACGTTCTCCTCTAGCTCCTTCTGGGCCTGGAGGTCCTTGTGGTCCTATATCACCCTTTTCTCCAGTCATTCCTGGTACGGCAATATACTCTGTGTTTCCTTGTAATGATTCCTGAGTTAACTGAACTGTCTCAGCATATTTCTTTTTTGGAAAGTCCATGCTTTTTGACATGCACTATTTTACCTTAAATGTTTTTTTACCAATTTTAATAACAGGTGGCAAATTAGTTTGCGGAGTTGATACTTTTACAACAGGCATTAAAGGCTCGTTCCGCTAACATCACCAAGGACGCAAATAGTTCCAATAACTGGAGTCCAAGTTGTATCTTCACCTTCTCCAGAACCAGCTGGAATTACAACTTGTAAATCAAAAGAAAGTTCTGCTACTACAGATCTATAGGCTGTGCCCCAATTTGCGGTAGTTAAAGCGGGTATCTGAATTTCCCCATAACCTAGTCCAGAAACAACAGGAAGATCATCTAATACTTGACCACTTGGATCATAGGCTGTAGCAATGTAAGTCCAGTCTGTAGTATCGTATTCTGTTACTTCATCGTCCTCAAAAAATTCAATTTTAAGGTTTGCGCTATCCCCACGAACCACTGTCCATTTAATGTTTGCTGGAGTAGCTCCATACTTATCAATTGTAGGGGTGCACATAATAATTGATTATACCATAAAACTAACACCTAAGCTCAGTGGGTGGGGTGGGTAGAACCTAGGTGTTAGCTCTTAAATTATATCTTATTTTATTAAAAATCCAGGGATATACAGATTTTAATAACAAAAAGTTATAATAAAGGCATATTAATAAATTGTTATAAAAAGTTATAATTCAAAACGGGATATCAATACAAATCCCAGTAATGTCTATGCTATACTTAAAATATATAAAGAAAAGAATATACTATAGTTAAGGTTTTTAAGTATATTATATATATTAGTATATAATCCAATTATTCAATTTAGATAGTTCTTCATAAGAAATCTCTTCTTTATTATACATGACAATACAACCACCTATATCAAAATTTTCTTTATAGTCTTTAGAATGTGAAAAATAACTATCCTGGAAACAGATATCATTTTTATTTTCTATAGTTGTATTGCAAAAATTACTCCAAACAATTAATCCATCATTTTTAAATAAATCAAGATTTTCACTGTCAATTATTTTTTTACATTCTAATATTACTTTATCTATAATTAATTTAAGTATTTTGCTATTTCTAACAGCAGCAAAATTAGAATTATTTATCCATTCGTCATCTGCTTGAAATCCAGGACTAGAACAAATCATATCTTCGTCATTATAGTTTTCATTAACTACTTCATCTAAAGGCATGGTACAAATAGAGTCCATGTCAGCATAAAATCCACCATATGTATAAATCATAATTAATCTCCATATGTCAGCCTGGTTAATTCCACTGCATAAAATATAAGATTCATATAACTCTTCGTCATAACCTTTAATATATTTATGTCTTTCTTCTGCGCTTAAGTAGATATGAAACCAAGAAGGATTAAGGTTCTTCCAAGTATTGATTACATTTTTTTGAAATGGTTCAAGCTCTTCGTATGGCTTTTCATGTGTCTGCCAAATTATTTTAGTTATCATAGGATTACTTTGACTTAGCGATATACTCTAAAAGAATATTATACATGTGGTCTAATTTTCTATTCATATCTGATCGTTTTGCATCTGCTTCGTTAATACGCTGTTCAAGTCTTGAAATTTGGTCTTTCATAGATGAGCCTGAATTGGGTTTAAGTTCGACGAGATAATGCTTTACGAGAAATTTGATTCCGCCAGCCATAATACCGACTATGGTTAATACGCTTAAAATTAACGCAGCCCAGTCTTGTATAGTCATAAGATTCATTATATCATTATATAAGATTTAATTTCGACGGAATATAGAAGTCGCCGAAAATAGAGATAACAAACCCTCCCCTAGACAACATATGGATCAAAGATCCAAACATGTCTTAAATCGGCTCCTGTCCTCTCTATAGGCTATAATAAGTATATGGATGATGTAACACCTTTTGACTTAATCAATGGTTCCCCGAGAGTTGAAAAAGATATAAAAGAGACTCGCTTGGATATTTGTAAAACCTGTGATTGGTTTAGACCAAAGACTCAAACATGTAAAAAATGTGGATGTTTTATGGCTGCTAAGTCTATGTTAGCAAATGCTAAGTGTCCGATTGGTAAGTGGTAATATGAAAATTAATAGGTTATCCCCAGATATTTATGAAATTGAAGATTTTGTTACTATCGAGCAACAAGAAGAAATATTAAAGTTTGCATCAGGGTTAGATGAAAAGCAATGGTGGCTAGATGATAATAAAGAAAATTTTTTCTATGGCAAGCAGTACAATGGAGAGAAGCCAAAAGTATTTAAAGAGATAGATACTCAAGTTAATAACTTATTTGACTCATTGCTATATGTAGGCTATGTTGCTCTTCAACGGTATAGGCAAGGAGCAGCAATCCAGGAACATAGGGATTACTGGCTATACGATGAACCATATCATATTAGATACGGTATATGTATATATTATAATGATGAGTACGCAGGTGGAGAGTTAGAGTATTCTGAGCTAGGCATAGTCCATAAACCTAAAGCCAGGTCATTGGTTATGCATGGTGGTAATATATTACATAAAAATTTGCCTGTTACCGATGACTTACCACGATATTTTTCAACAACCTTTGTAAGAGGGTCAAAAGATAGTCCAGTTCTTTTAAATAAAGAACTCTTTAGCGAAATAGAGGAACATGATGGATCCACGTATAGATAAAATAAATAATATGACCAGGCAAGAGCTTGATCTACATATGCGACAAAAAGGCAATGTGATGCAAGCCTCAGACACCTTTGCTTTAGACATCCTAGAATATAAGAAAAATGGATATTATGTAGAGATGGGATCAGCAGGTCCAATAAGTGGAAATACTACTTATAAGATGGAGACTGAGTATGATTGGACTGGAGTTGGTTTTGATCTAGACGAAAGAAATGTCGAAGATTACAATACCGTTCGAAAAAACCCTTGTTTACTACAAGACGCTACAAAGTTTGATTATCTAAAGTATTTTGAAGAAAATAACTTTCCAAAGCAAATAGACTATCTCCAAATTGACATTGAATCTCCTATGGATAAGGGTGGAAGACCTATTGCTCCTATTGGAACACCATTGAATGGTTTAATTGCCCTGCCATTATCCAGATATCGATTTACCGTGATTTCTTTCGAACATGAGTATATTATTAATTACAAGAATGCCTCACTGCGTGATGCCCAAAGAGAGATTTTAAATAACCTTGGATATTCTTTAGTTGCCAAGCTAGGCCATGAAGACTGGTGGGTTGATTCTACTGTTATTCCATATGAGATATATAAGTATTATGGAAGATACGAAGCACCTTAAATAACAAATCGTTATATATAAAAACCTTATTTGTTATGGTCTGATTCGGATTTACAGCTACATCCATTACAACAAAAATCTGAAAATATTTTCATAGCCAGAGATTCGTATTGTGGTTCTGGTTGGTTTGTCATAGTTTTAATTATACCCTGGATTTTTAGAAAAAGTGGTTTTGACAAAATCTGAATATTTTGTATTTGTGTATGATACAGATTTAAAAAAACCTACACACTAAAAAATAGTGAGCACGTTTTAAATTTCTTTAGCCTTGCCATGAATCCAACCGCTGTGAATACCTGCGAGAGGTGCGTCTATATTTACAGCCTTGCCAATTGGAAGGATCTCCGCATATTTTTCAATAAAATTATTTAGATGTTCTTTGGTAATAAAATTCATAACTTTTGTGCCACCTGTAACTGTGGTGAGTGTTGCGTTTATCATTTATTTTTTCTCCAATACGTTAATAATAATTTGTAGATCTTTTTCTGTGAGGAACGTTTGTGCTGCTCCCCATAGTACAGCGTATTTATCTGTACCGTAATTTTCTTTAGC